TTCTGTAGCAGAATTTAAATATACAGGACTAGGGAATGTAAATGTTGTTGCTGTTGTAGCGTCTGTTGATGTGCTAATGTCAGCAGCTTGTTTAACAATTTCTCCAAAGGGAACAACTGTTTGTGTAGGATATCCATTTACCATAGTTCTTAACTGAAAAGTTATAGGTAAAGAACTTGATTTAGATGAGAAAAATAAATCAACACTAGTTATGAATAATCCATCTTCTTGATCTATATAGAATGCTTGAGCAACTGGATCACGACCACGATCTCCTGGTCCACCGCCTCCCATATCTTGTCCGCCGCCACGTCCGCCGCCACCACGATTACCACCACGATTACCACCACCTCTACTAGCAGCTTGACCTCCGCCGCCTCCGCCGCCTCCGCCGCCTCCGCCAGTATTAACTGTTCCAATAACTGTCGTTGAATTACTAATTACTCTAGAAGGAGAAGACATCTGAACTGAGGTTGCCTCATTTAAAGTTGTTCTTGTGACTTGTGGTTCTCTTGTAGAAATTATAGTTCCTTGAACTTGTTGAATCATTCCTTTAGCAACATAATCTGTTTCGGCAGAAGTAAATATATCCCCTACTAAAGCGTTTTGAGAATTAGATGTTAATCTAAATGTTCTTGTTCCTGTTCTCCACTTTGGATTAGATGTATTTGTTGGATCAGGAATTACAAATGTTCCTGATGCCGAACCAGTAGAGTCTGTTGTTAAAGCCGCACCTGCAGAACTTCCTGTAGGGGTCACGTTAGCTGAAATATCTATACCATCAAAGAATGGAAAAATTCTTGTCAATGGTTTCATAGAAGTAGCAGTAAATGTTAGTGTTCTACTTCTTATAAATGGAGCAAATGCAACTGACATAACTTTATTTCCTAAACTTTGTGTTTGAACACCGCCAGGTACAAATGCTGTTCTAACTCCTGTTCTTGTTCTATCAACTCTTTCAGTTGTTGATACAGAAGTTACCGTATTTCTTAATATTCGATTACCTTGCTGAAAAGTTCTTGATGTATTTGAGATATTTCCTGTATCTGTTCTAATACCTGTCCAAGTATCGTTCCAGTTATTCCAAACTGTACCAAGATTTAAATCTAATACACCTGCAGAAGCAAGATCAGTCAATGTGTCATATATATCTGGTATTCTAACGCTTATGTCAGGTTGTACTTCTGTTGCCATCCATTCATCTTGATCTGGACTTAATGTTATATTTCCTACAAAATCATGTGTATCATAAGGATTTAAGTTAACCGTTGTACTTGCAAAATCTTGATTGATAAGGTCTACTTCTGTGTATGGTAATGTAATTAAATCACCTGTTCTTTGATATCCATTTGTTGTTCGAATAGCGTCTGTCATTGCGTCTGAATTTGCTAACGCAGAATCAGATTCTATCAAGTTAATATTATTTTGATGAAACGCAGCTCTTAATTCTCCTTTTGAGATATCCATAGAGTTAGAATAATCTACATTTGATACTTCTCCAACACCATGTCCTGTAAAGTTATCTGTAATAATACCATTTTTAAATCTATCAAATCCATCAGCGTCTTGAATCTGCATTCCTTTTGCGTCTGATTCTAATAGAGATAATTGAGTATAATATTCCATATTTTCTACACGTCTTTGTATTCTACCAATATCTCTCATTGTATATCTTCTATTATCGACTGCTCTCACAATAACATCACTTGTTTTAAAAGTATATGCAGGTAAAGTTAAGTCATATAAATGCATACTATCTTTTAATTCTTCTGGAAATTGAGGATCTAATGATGACGCACCTGAAATAACGGTAAATAATCCTGATTTAGTTATATAAACTCTTGCTTTTTTAGCAAGATAAAATTCTAAATCAGCTGTAACATCTGTATTGATCTTCATAACTTCAATTGTTGAAGCACCAGTACCATCAAACGTTCTATCTTTATCACCAGAGTCTATTGTTGAAGCGTCATCAACTCTTGGTCTAAAATCTAACACATCTTTTAAATCATATTCTTCACCTGTGACATCTGAAGTATAAACAGGAATTGATCCATAATCAAATCCTGAATAACTATCTACACTAAAAAAGTTTCCAGCACCGTGTTCAAAATATTTAAAATTAACTAATAATCTACCAGTAGGTGCTTGAGCACCTTTTTTTCTCACAAGACGTCCTAGATCATAGAAGTTATCTCTTTGTCCTGTGTCTAAATCAAATCTATCGGTAACATCTGTATCATCTGAATCAGCTGCAGTACTAAAGTCAGCAGCCATGAATATACTCTCTATTTGATGAACATCTGCCTTACCAAGATTGATTGTTGTTGCAGTTGCAAGAGATTCTGTAGCAACTGTTTGAGTTCCTGCAGTATCAGTTTTTGTTTTTGCACCAACAACTGAAGCAGAAATTGTAGCAAGAATTTTAATTTTGTGACCATTGTATCCACTACCTAAATCTATTGATAATGTTTTACCTGTTGGCGATCCACCAAGAGTAAAATCATCACTAGTTGAGAGTGAAATAACATCACCAACAGCACCAGTGCTACCAGATCCTGTTGTCATAATAGAAACAGAATAATCGTTTTCTGAAAATGCAGAAAAAACTTCGTTTGTACCAGCAGTTATTGTTGCAGTACCAGAACTTGATAGTGTACTAACAAACTGTCTTCTGATCTTGAAACTTGTATCACTAATACTAGAGTTATCAGCTGTTAATAATGTTTTAATAACTTCATAAGGCATTCTTGATATTGCAGTATTTTTTTCAGCGTCTTGTAATTTTGCTCTTCTTCGACTATAAGTTTTAGATGTTGCAGTTGCAGTACCTAAACCAATTGAAGTTTCTAATTTTGTGTTAGATGAAAGACTATCTACAACTCTTGTCGTTATTGTACCACCATCATCAACAAACTCTATTTCATCACCAATTCTAAAATCAGTTAAGAATGAAGTACCAGAACCAATCAATACATCTGCCTGATCAGCAGGTGCCTCTAAACCGATAGCAAATACGATAGAACTAGGTTCAGTTGCGTCTTCTAATACTATTGAGTCACCACTATCAGCGCCATTGGCGTCTGATCCATCCATAATAACACTACCTTGTGATTCGGTAGTACTAACAGTTGAAACTGTTCCTGATAATTTTTTAACAGCACCAAAAGTTGAATCTAATGAAGTGTTAGCAGTAAATGTCGGACTACCTGCCATTGAGATACCTTTAGTCTGACCAAATTCTTTCTGTTCAAATCCTTTACAACCAAAAGCAGTGAATTGAACTGTTCCTGTTCTTGAATTTGTTGGAGCAGTAATTGTTTCACCAGCAACAAACTCACCTTTAATATTATTTAATACAACAGTAGTGTGTTTAAGTGTACCACCAGATGTCCAAGGACTAAATTTTGTACCGTCAAGAGGTTCAGGTACGGAGTTAGTTGCAGTTGCAACATTAAATAATTCGACTGTTGTTGCAGTCACGTTTTTAACAGTATGATTACCATTTATGTCTGTCATACCAGCTGCACTTGCAATAACAACATTTTGTCCTTCGGTAAAGTTATGTCCACCTGACATTGTAATCACAACAGGATCTGCTACGGTAGCACCTGTTATTGTTCCTGATCCTTCAGTTGTCACACTTTCAATTACACCAGTTGCACCTGAAGTACCACCAGTTAGAGTATCGCCTGTCGTCAATGCACCAGACATAATACCTGCAACATTGATATGAGTAAACATCTCTATATCAAATAGATAATGTTTAAATTTTGTATCGGTTACGGTTACAGAAGATAAAAAGTTTGTAGTAGGTGAACCTGAATTATGTTCAAATGCTCTTGACTTTGCACGACCGATATCAAATACATGAGCAAGAGCAGTACCAAAAACAGTACCTCTTGTTCCGTGTTGTTCATCTACTAGTCTAACTGATTTAAATGCTTCTGATTCTCCAGAAACAAATCCTATATCAGGTGTGCCAAACACATCTTGAACATTAACAAAAGAACCAACATTAAATCTAGTTACCGTTCCACTATCAGTATCAAAATCTCTTGCCTTATCTATATCAACGTAGGTTGTTCCTATTTTAGTAATTTCGTATCCTTTAACGTATGCTTTACCTTGTGAAAGTCCAAGTGCTAATTTACTTTCAACAGCTGTATTACCATCCGATGATAACACATCAGCAGCATATATACCACGATTTGTTCCTGACAATAAATGTTCTCTTATGTCTATGTCAAAATTTCTTATAGTATAATCTCCAGACTCATCAAATGTTCTTCTTGCTAAAGTATCTTCAAGGTGACTGTATTCAGTAATTACAGATTGATTTAAAATTACACCATCTTGAACTCTCATTAACTCAACAAAACTTGCGTCAGCAGTTGAAGTTAAAGCTAATTTTGTTAGTGTTAAATCTATTTTAAATCTGTGAGCACCAGTGGCATTTGCATTTGATGATCCAGTTGCATTATCTAATAAAGTTGTATCGTCTGTGGAGGTTATAAAGTTTTCTACAATTGTTAATCCAATACGATAACTTGGTTGTCTTGAATATTTTTCTAATACTAAAGTTTGTTGATTCACATTAACAAAAAATCCATTAATATAATATGTACCAGCGTCTATGTTTACAGCAGAACCAGTTTCAGTAGTTGAAACAATTGCTGTTGAAGCAGCTGTTTGACCACTTGTTACCGTTTCTCCATCAGTAAATACATTAGAAACATTATCAGTACCAGAATTTCTATATTTTACAAATAAAGTATCAGGATCAGTACCATCAGTTGCAGCAAATCCTACAACATCAGCAACTACACCAGATGTTCCACCTGTTAATGTATTTGCATTGTATAGTGATAATGTTCCATTGAAAGAAGTTAATTTAACAGCAAAATAATTTTTGTCAAAACTTATTGCGCCAGGAATAACCATAGCACCATGCTGAAACACATGGTCACCAAAAGATTCTATTTGGTTCTGTAATATACTTTGTTGTGTTGTTAATTCTCTGGCCTGAACAGCGAAAGCTGGTCGATACATGACCCTATGAAACTTTTTATCTTCTGAAAAGTCATCAAAATAAGGACTAACATTAAAATCAGTTTTACTTGGCATTATTTTCCTTTATTAAAATTCAATTATCAACTTAATGTTTTCCGTCTGGTCAGAAGCTCTTGTTATAGGACTTCTTTCTTCAACATAAATTATATCTCCTGAGTCAAATGCTAATTCTGGATTTGAATAACCAGAAACAAACACCACACCATTTGTTGTAGTTGAATTACTTGTGTTAGGTGTAGCAGAGGCACTTGAACTTTGTCCTGTGATTGCGTTTGCACCACTAAATGCTGTTAGATTACCATCACTATCTGTTCCAACATCTGGAAATCTTGTTTGATAGTAATATAAAATTTTATTTGTTGAGTCAAATTCTACAACCTTACCTACAGCGCCAGTTGACGCCTGATTAATTTCTTCATCAGCAGTAAATGTTCCTGATACAGAAGAAAATACAGTAGCATAAAGTTGTCTTCTAGTATCAGCACTTGCAACCGTTGTCG